AACGGATGATACATTTAGGCCAATGGGGGATGTATTAGCTGAATTAGCAGGTAAGTGGGATACTCTATCTCAAAAGCAACAAAATATGATTGCGGGAACTGTGGCGGGAATCCGGCAGATGCCTCAATTTTTAACATTAATGCAAAATTGGTCACAAGTAACCAAAGCATTAGCAATAGAACAAGATTCTGGTGGCCTTGCTGCTCAAAGATACCAAATTTTCTTACAAGGTTTAGAAGCTGCCGCTAATAAATTTACTGCAACATGGCAAAAATTAGTTTCTGGAACAGCAACTAGTGGACAAATTAAATCATTTATAGATTTTGGAACGGCTTTAGTAAATCTTGTAGATAAATTCGGATTGGTTAATATTGCCATTGTTCTTTTTGCAACAGTAATGGCTGCTAAAGTAATGTTCATTATTCCAGTTTTTACCCAATCAATTTATGTAATGGCTCTTGCAATGGGAGTTGCGACAGGGGCGGCGACAGCACTAGCGACAGCATTATCGGGTGGAATATTAGGAATAGCAATTGTTGGTCTTATTGCAGTATTTAATAAACTCAATGTATCAGTTGTAGATACTTACAATAATTTTGAAAAATTAAAGGTACAGGCAGAATCTAATAAAAGCGAATTAGAAGGTTTAGCAACCGAATATGATGCATTAGCTAACAAACAAAACAGAAGTGCGGAAGATAATGCTAGGCTTCTTGATTTACAAACCATTATTACTGTAAAATATGGTGCTTCAAAAGCCGGAATTGATCTTTATAGTGCCGCTATAAATGGAAATTCTATCGCTATTCAGAAAAATATTGAATGGTTGAAATTACAAGCAGCAGAACAAGCTAAAAATTTTTTAAATAATCCCGCTAATATAAAGGCTTATAAAGAAGCATTAGATACTTTATATAAACCTAGACCGATTCCTATAGAAATACAATCTGCCGCAACGCGTGGTAAAACCAATGTCCCTGATGCAAAAAATCTAGAAGAATATATGGATATTTTGGCTAATAGAATTATTAAAGAGGGCGATATTGGGGGATTATTACAAAAACAATATAATCAATTGTTGGAAGAAAAAGAAGCTGCCCAAAATATAGAAATAGAAACCAAGAGATATAAAAATTTATTAAATGAAATAGCTAAAATTGATCCTCCTCGTTTTTGGGATAAGGGCGAATTAGATAATATAAAGGAATTTGGTAAATCTGCCGAAATGACAGCAGATCAAATAAAAGATGCTTTTGGGGATATAGGAACAATAATTCAAGATTCTTTTGGCAATGCTTATGATAATTACAAAGAACAACAAGATGCCGCAATTAAAAAAACAGAAGAATTACGTACTGCCATTGAAAATGTTTCTAAGCAACCTGTTACAACCGAACAACAAACACAATTAGGCGATTTACAATTTGAGTTAGATAATACAGAATATGGGCTTTATAAATTAGCACAAGCTTATGAAAAATCTACTCAAATTGCTATTATCAATTTGATGATTCAAAGAATAGAATTAGCAAATCTTGGGCCTGCGGCACAAGCGGCGGCATTAGGAGTGGTAACGGGTTTAGCGCAAGCTTGGGGATTAATGTCAAATGCTACTGCTAGTGCGGTTACGGCAGTGGATGCAGCTATATCTCAATTGGAGGCGGATGTTGCGAATGGCGGAGCAAATGCTACAGCAATAGTTGAGAATTTACGAGCGGCATTGTTACGTACTGCTACTAGATATGATGCTACAATTGTCGTTACTACGGTTTATCAAACGGCAGGGGGTGCTACTGCTACCGCTACGGCTGGTGCTGGCGTTCAGCCAGAGCGTAAAAATTATCCTGGTTATGTTCCTCCGGGCAGTAGTGGGGGAGGAGGCGGCGGTGGAGGCGGCGGGGCTAAACAAGAAGAACAAATTAGTGCTGCTAAATTACTTGCTCAAATTATTGATTTAATAAAAGAACAAAAAAAAGCAGAAATTGATCTTCTTAAAGCAAAACAAGATGCCAATAAACTCGAACAAGAACATTTAAAAGATCAACAAAAAGCTCTTGATACTCAACTTGATAAATATCGAGATATTATTGATGCAAGAAAAGATATTATTCGAACTCAAGAAGAAGAACTTAGTTATCAAGAAGAAATTGAAGGTAAAAATAAATCAATTGCTCAAATTCAAAATGAACTTGCTGTATTAGCATTAGATACATCCGAAGAATCAAAAGCTAGGCAATTAGAATTACAAAGTGATTTGGGCAAAGAATTAGAAGATTTAGCCAAGACTCAGCGTCAACATTCTGTAGACGAACAAGAAAAAGCACTTGATAAAGAATATAGTTTATATGAAACTAATATCAATAAACAAAAAGAAAATCTTCAAGGACAAATTGATCTCATTGATAAACAGAATGAACTAATTGACAAACAAATTGAAGTCATCAATGATTATCTTAGCAAATCTGGTTTAGTTGCTCAAGATGCTATAAAGATGATGGTTGCAAAAGCACCTGAACTTTATAATAAATTAATTGCATGGAATAAAATATATGGAACTGGAATCGATGCTGATATTACAAGAGCATGGAATGAAGCTTATAAAGCACTTGCTAAATATAAGAGTTTAGCCGATGCTCTATATGGTAAAAGTAAATATGACACAAAGCCTAAAAAATCCGAGGCACATCATACAGGATTAGAATCTGGCCCTGCTGGTGGATATGACACTCCTACGGGAACGGTATTTGCTGAATTAATGATGGGCGAACGGGTATTGAACGAAAGAGATATGTTTGGAATTATGCAGGTTCGCTTACCACAATTAGCAAATGCTATGAATAGTGGGGATGGAAAAGGGGTAAATTTACATATTGATAATTTAATTAATGTTCAAGGCAATGTTGATAAAGATGTAATCGGTGATTTAGACAGAATTACTAATAGTGTTATTGGAAAAATAAATGGCGCACTTCTAAGAAGAGGATATACAAGAGGCGCACAAGTATTTTCAACCTAATATATAAGTTAAAAGAATGGGATAGGATGAATTAGCTACTCATTTGATAAGTGACTCCACACTTCCCATTCTTTCAATTTTATTGGAGAATGGAGGAAAAAATGGAAAAAATTAGTGGAATTTATTGTATTGAAAATATAATAAATGAAAAAAAATATATTGGACGGGCATTTAATATATATAAAAGATGGAATAGACATCAAAATATATTAAGAAGAAATAAACATGAGAATAATTATTTACAAAGGTCTTATAATAAATATGGAAAAGAAAATTTTAAATATTATATTATTCAAGAATTGCCGCTAGATAAAGAATTGCTCAAATTAATGGAAATATATTGGATTGCATACTATAATACTTTTCACACAGATGGAGAGGGATATAATTTAAGTAGGGGTGGAGAAGCGGGATTTGGTCATAAAATGTCTGAAGAAGGAAAAAGAAAAATTTCTGAAGCCAAAAAAGGAAATACTGATTGGGTTGGTAGAAAACATTCAGACGAAACTAAACAAAAAATGTCTGAATCTCAAAAAGGTAATCAAAATGCTAAAAATAGATTAATGTCCGAGGAATCTAAAAATAAAATATCAATTGCTAATAAAGGCAAAAAACAAACAAAAGAAACAAAAGAAAAAAATTCTAAATCTCATATGGGTTTAATGTCAAGATTGGGAATTAGCAGCAAAATAGATAGTATAACTAGTAAATATGTTGGAGTACATAAACAAGAAAATAAATTTATTGCTAACATTACGGTGAATAAAATTCGTATGTACTTAGGGATTTATGACAAAGAGGAAGATGCGGCAATCGCCTATGACAAAAAAGTAATAGAATTATTAGGAGATCAAGCTATAACAAATTTTTCAATAGAATTTGTTAAAAATAAAAAAATAAAAAGAAATACTATGCAAAAAAATAAATATAAGGGAGTTCATAAACGAGGAAAAAGATGGGTGGCTGCTGTTTATTTTGATAAAAAAACAATTCATATTGGAACGTTTAATACCGAAATTGAAGCAGCCCGCGCTTGTGATTTGGAAATTTTAAAACTATACGGAACATGTGCAAAAATAAATTTTCCAAATTGGCCTAATTTGGAATAAGGAGGAAATAAAAATATGAGTTTCTATGCGAAAAGTTTTAATTATGCAGGAGAGGTCAGTGAACTTTATAATCTTCAAATTGCAAGTATAGATTCTGGAGGAACAACAACAAATCCTGGAAGTGGAGGGGTTGAAATAATCGACCAGTTTGTTTTGAGGCGTCCGATTCCGTTCTTTTATGGTATAAAATATACGCAAAAAATGTCTTTTCCAATATCTTTTTTTTCTCCCGATGAAATAAGTGCTGTTGATTTAAGTTATATACAAAGATGGTTATTTGGTAGATTAAATTATCAATCATTAGCCATTATAGAACCAGACATGGATTCCTTCTTCATGAATTGTATTTTTACTGAACCCACTATAATTCGTGCAGGAAATATTATTTACGGTGTTCAAGGTGTTTGCACGATGGATTCTCAATTTGCTTGGACTTATCCACGCCAAACTATATACAATTATACATCCCCTCCATCTGGTTCTCAAATAGTTATCAACAACGATAGTCATTACGCTGGTTATTTATATCCAGAAATGACATTCAGAATGAGTGCAAGTGGAAGTGCTTTAAGTATTATCAATACATCAGACAACAATAGAGAATTTTTATTTAGCGGATTATCTCCTAACGAAGTAATAACTATCAATAATGATTTAGGAATTGTTACATCTTCTTTATTGATACCAAGATTGTCTGTTTTCAATAAACACTTTTTACGTTTTGCTCCTGGTATCAATATTCTTTCTGTTACTGGTGGTATATCACAGATGACTCTAACTTATCAATTTGCACGTAGATTGGGAGGATAATTCTATGGCTTCAAGTTCATTTGATCTTTTTCAGATACAAGAAAAACCTAGCGTGACCCTTTGCAATCCTGATCTTGTGCAAATATATTCTCTTGATGCTTGTTATGCTACTTCGATAAAACTTAAGTGGAATGCACAATCAGAAATTTCTTTTAGTTACCCCAAGTTTATTGGTGATATAGCATTAGATGCATTTGATTATATTGAAGGCAAAAGAATTATCTTAGTAGAAAATATAGGATATTTTATTATATCTGATGTACAAGATGATTTTGATGGTTCTGTTCCTATAAAAACTGTTACTGCTTTATCCATAGATTCCGAATTAGTTTTCAAAAAGTTGAATTTATTTTCAGGAACATTTAAATTTTATGACACCATAATTACAACCGGAAGCCCAAATTTGTTAGGAACAATTATATCATTGATTCCGAATTGGACAATAGGAAACATTGATAGTAGTTTGATTAATATGTATAGAACTTTTAATGTTTCTGATACAAATATATATCAATTCTTGACAACCGATGTTTCGGTTGCTTATAATTGTGTGTTTGTATTTGATTATACAAATAAAATAATATCCGTTATTCCGTCTTCTCAAGCAATAACACCAACGATTATATTTTTATCTTTTGAAAACTTGTTAAAAAATACACAATATAAAGAAATTACAAATGAAATATCAACTGCTTTTTATTGCTATGGCGGGAATAATTTAACAATTCGAGACGTAAACCCGTTAGGCACAAATGTAATTTATAATTTCACTTATTATAAAACAACCGACTGGATGAGTCAATCATTAATCAATGCTATTAATGCTTGGGAAACTAAAGTAAATTCTTATATATCAATTTATGATGATTATTTATTTTATCTTGCTGCTTATAATTCTCAACTTCTTGATCAACAATCATCATTAGTACAATGGCAAACTAATCTTTCGGCTGATCAACAGGTAAGGGCAGTAAGAATAGCGGGGGGATTGGATACAACAGAGATAGATGCTCAAATAGTTGCCGACGAACAACAAATATCTTATTATAATTTGCAAATTGGAATTACTAATGCGGCTATAACAAACTTGATAAATGTAGTAACTTTTGTGAATAATGATTTGGCATTTACTAATACAAACAATTTTACGAATGCTCAGGTGTTGGAACTTAATAATTTTATTTTTGAAAACGTTTATAAAAACGATAATATTATTACTACGGATACTATGACTTATGCTGAAATTCAAGCCCAATCTCAACAATTATATAATTCGGCTATAGAAGTTTTAGGTAGGGCAGCAATTCCAAGATACCAAATTATAATAGATTCTGTTAATTTTCTTGCATTAAAAGAATATCAACCTTTTATAGATCAACTGGAACTTGGAAGTCAGGTTACTATAGATTCAGGTAGGGGATATTTTATTGATGCCGTTCTTTTGGAATATGATTATAGTTTCGATGATCCTGAACAATTTGCAATTGTTTTAAGCAATCGTAAAAGATTAGATGATTCTAGTTTTATATTCACTGATTTATTTGGACAAAATTTTTCAGGTAATTCAAATTCTAGTTTTAATTCTTCAACTTGGAATGATTGGTTAAATACTAAACCAACAATAGTTGGAAATGTAATTGCCCCTGATGGTGCTACTACTTATGGGGTTATTGCAGAGAATGTTGTAGGAGAAATAAATGCCAATAATACTTTAAGTATAACCAACACTAATGTTTCAACAGGAGTAACTAATTTTCAATTAGATCAACATGGAGCGACATTAAGAGATGCCACATATATTTCTGGTAGTAATATTGGTGTAGATGGGGATTTATCTATGGCAGGGGGAGGGGCTATATTTTTTAGAAAAGGCATTTATATTGGAGGGGCTGGCCTAGCCCCTGGTTCTAATGTCATAACCTATGAGGATTTGACCTCACAAGTTATTACGGCTGGTAGTTATTTTTATGTATCGGGTTCATTTCTTGTAAATTCTTTAAGAGTTTATTTGAATGGACTTATGCAAAGACAAAGTATTAATTTTAGTGAAAATCCAGATGTGCGTTCTTTTAGTTTTTATGAATCTGTTGTAGCGGGAGATTCGATGAGCGTAGAATACGTGGGTTTAACTTAAAGGAGATTAAAATATGACCTTAACAACAACTTTTTCAAATTTAAATAGTTTATCAGACATATCCTTTATCGCCGGGACAAGTTATACAATCAAATTTTCGTGTACCAGCCAATCAGGATCACCAATAGATTTAAGTACTGCAACTTGTAAATGGTATCTTGCTGCATATGGAACTGATTTTACAGTATTAAGAAAAACAGGAAGTGTAATAGCAGCAGGAATGTTTTCTATATTATTATCGCCTACTGATACCGCTAATCTTGCCGGGAAGTACACCCACCAGCCTTCTATAAATTTTGCTAATGGAAATACGATTTATCCGGCTCAAGGAATCTTAACTGTACTAAAAGGATTGAGTTAATGTCCGATCCTGATCCAATCGAAGTTTCCAGAAATACATATGTTTATAATGAAAATAGAATAGTTAGAAAAGGACTCCTATTGTATTATGATCCTTTGTTTGTTAGTGATTTAGGTTCTTCTACACTTAGTAGTTTGAATACTATCGTTAATACTTATCCTGCTACTGATCCAACAGGGATTTTGTATCCAACAGGAATAAATGCATCTCTTTTTAATATTTTATTAACTTCATTAAATTATCCTCTAGAACAATCTGAATCAGTAAATATTTATT